GTGGCATCTTCAGCTAAAATTACAGGTTCATATGAAATGACAGAACCAGCACACTCTGCAATCTTTAATAGACGAGTTGTTGGTGGTGAAATCATGATAGTTAACAAATATCTAATCAACGACTTTGAAAAGATAGGTATTTGGTGTGAAGATTTAAAAAATGAAATCATTATAAATGAAGGATCAATTCAAAATATTAACTTTAATAACTATTTGGATTCTGAAGATAAAAACTACAATAAGAAAGTTAAACGAATTGAACATTTAATTCCTAAGTATAAAACTATTTGGGAGATCTCACAAAGAGAACTTATTGATATGGCTGCAGATAGAGCTCCATTTATTGATCAATCACAGTCAATGAACATCTATATGGCAAACCCAACCCTATCTAAGATTACATCATCACATTTCCACTCTTGGGAAAAAGGATTAAAAACTTTATGTTATTATGTAAGAACTAAGGCAATATCAACAGGAGCTAAACATTTGGCGTTAGATATGTCTAAACGTGAAAAACCTAAAGTAACTCCTGAACCACCAAAAGTTGACTATTCTCACCTAAACTTACCACCAAGACCTGAGAATTCTGATTTTGAATGTTTTGGATGTTCATCCTAAAATTAAGAATCACTACTTCGGTAGTGATTTTTTTTTTACTTAAAAATTCTATAACTTATATTTATATGTGATATGGCAAATGGTATTACATACGGTATAGGGTTTCCCTTCGTTGATTCGTTTACAGGTAGATATTTGGATGTTACTGAAACTACCGAAGCTGAAATTAGAGGTAATCTAGTTCACTTACTTTTAACAAGAAAAGGAAGTAGATATTTTTTACCTGATTTTGGGACAAGATTATATGAATATATATTCGAACCACTTGATGGTCCTACGTTTTCAGATATTGAGGCGGAGATAAGGGACACCATTAGAACATTTATGCCAAACTTACAAGTTACAAATATTGTTGTTGAACCAGCATCTGCAGGACTTGAAGATAAAGGTTATACGGTTAACCAATATGGTGAACGAGAATTTAAAGTTACAAACATTGCCAATTTAGAACACACGGCAAGAATCAAAATTGATTATAAAATCACTGATTCGGCATTTGAATCACAAGATTTTGTTATATTAAATATTTAATGATATATGGCTGAAAAAAAGATATCCTATACGGTCCGAGATTTTCAAGGAGTAAGATCTGAGTTAATAAATTTCACAAGAACTTACTATCCTGATTTAGTTCAGAACTTTAATGATGCTGGGATTTTTTCAGTTATGTTGGATCTTAACGCCGCGGTAACTGATAACTTGAATTATCAAATTGATAGAAGTATCCAAGAAACTGTATTACAATTTGCACAACAAAAGAATTCGGTTTATAATATTGCAAGAACTTATGGTCTTAAAGTACCTGGTCAAAGACCATCGGTTGCTTTAGTTGATTTCTCAATAACAGTTCCTGCTTTTGGTGATAGAGAAGACATAAGATATTGTGGAATCTTAAGAAGAGGATCTTTAGTTAATGGTGCTGGACAACCTTTTGAAACTGTCTATGACATTGATTTTGCATCACCAATTAATGCTGAAGGATCACCAAACAGATTAAAAATACCAAATTTTGATTCAAGTGGTAAATTGATAAATTACACCATTGTTAAAAGAGAAGTTGTTGTAAATGGAGTTACAAAAGTGTTCAAAAGAACAATTACCGCAAATGATGTAAAACCATATTTAGAGTTATTTCTCCCTGAAAAAAATATATTAGGAATTACAAGTGTGTTGTTGAAACCAGGAACACAATATTCAACAGTACCAAATCCGCAAGATTTTTTAAGTTTGGGGCCTGAAAGATGGTTTGAGGTTGATGCATTAGTTCAAGATAGAGTTTTTGTTGAAGACCCAACTAAAGTTTCAGATCAACCAGGTATTAAAGTTGGAAGATACATCACAACCTCTAATAAATTTATTTCTGAATACACACCACAAGGTTTCTGTAAAATGACTTTTGGTGGTGGTAACATTTCGGCCGAAGAACAACTAAGAGAATTCGCTAGAGATGGTAAAGGATTTGATTTAAGTAGATATACTAACAATTACGCTATGGGTGCGGCTTTAACACCAAATACAACACTATTCGTTCAATACAGAATTGGGGGTGGATTAGCTAGTAATGTAGGTCTAAATACAATCAATCAAATTGGTACAGTTTCATTCGCAGTTAATGGACCTTCTGATTCTGTAAATAGAAGTGTTATTAATAGTCTTCAGTGTAATAACGTAACTGCCGCAATTGGTGGTGCTAATTTACCAACAACAGAAGATGTTAGAAATATGGTTTCATTTAACTTCGCAGCTCAGAACAGAGCAGTAACTGTTAATGATTATAATTCATTAATAAGAACAATGCCGTCACAATATGGCGCACCAGCAAAAGTTGCAATCACTGAAGAAAATAATAAAATTAGAATCAAAATGTTGTCATACGACACTAATGGTAGTTTATCTAATGTTGTTTCAAATACTTTAAAACAAAACATCGCAAATTATTTATCTAACTTCAGAATGATCAATGATTATATTTCCGTTGAAGCGGCAGAAACAATTGATTTGGCTGTTACTGTTGATGTTGTATTAGATAATAGTCAAAACCAAGGTGCAATTATTTCAAAAACAATTGAAATTGTTAGTAACTTCTTTAATCCATTAGTTATACAGTTAGGTCAAAATGTAAACATATCTGAACTTAGAAGACTAATACAAGCAGAAAACGGTATAGTTAGTATTTCTGACATTTCATTCTTTAATCAAGTTGGAGGTCAATACTCTTCGGCACAAACATCTATGCCTTATTCGGATCCTGTAACAAGACAAATACAACCAACGGCAGATACTTTGTTTGCAACTCCAACACAAATCTATCAAATTCGATTCCCAAACAAAGATATTAATGTAAGAGTATTGAACTTGAAATCCGTTAATTTCTCATAGGGATTTATTTTTTTTCAAAAGGGACTATTTTTCTATGAAAATAGGAAATAAACTATTTATGAAAAAACGATTTTTTTAATGCCAAAATCATACAGAATAAGAACCGAAGTTGGTGTTGACAAGTACATCAATGTAAATTTAGAACAAGATTGGGAGTCTTTAGAAGTACTCTCACTGAAAATACTTGCAAATGATGTTTATACAAGAATGTGTGCTGATTACGGAGTTGTGGTTGGTAGAGTTTTTGTGAATAATGGTTTTGGTTTACCAAATGCAAGGGTTTCTGTTTTTATTCCCCTTGATGATGCGGATGAACTAAATCCTGTAATTTCAGAATTATACCCATACAAAACTATCACAGATACTAATGAAGAAGGTTATAGATATAACTTACTTCCCAAGTTACCATCATACAGAGGTCACCAATCTACAGGATCATTCCCAAATGTGTCTGATGTATTAATGGATGACTCATACATTGAAGTCTACGATAAGTATTATAGATTTACTGTTAAAACTAATGAGAGTGGTGACTTTATGATTTTTGGTGTTCCTGTTGGAAACCAAACTATTGTTATGGATGTTGATCTTTCCGATATTGGATGTTTTTCATTATCACCACAAGATTTAATTCAACAAGGATTAGCAACAGAGTCTCAAGTGAATGGATCTACATTCAAATCCTCAACAAATCTAAGAGAGTTACCACAAATTAAAAATTTAGTTTTTGACGTTGACGTATCTCCTTTTTGGGGAGATCCTGATTTATGTCAAGTTGCGATAACACGAGTTGATTTTGATTTGACAAAATTAGCAAACATTAATATACAACCGACCTCAATTTTCATGGGGTCAATTATATCTACAACAGATGATGATGCATTAAAAGTAAGTTGTAAACCAAAAAACAATACAGGAAATCTTTGTGAAATAGTTTCAGGACCTGGCGAAATTTTGGCAATTAGACACACAATCAATTCTGACGATCAAGGATTACCAATACTTGAACAATATCAAATAGAAGAGGAAGGAAAAGTTATCGATCAAGATGGAACATACCTATTGAATGTTCCTATGAATTTGGATTACGTTTTTACAAATGAATTTGGTCAACAAGTATTATCTGACGACCCATCAAAAGGTATCCCAACAAAAGGTAGATATAGATTTAAATTTAAATGGCAAAACGAACAAGGATTACAAGGGAGTTTTTTACGAGCCAATTTTTTAGTCCCTAATGTTAAAGAATATGGATGGACAAATTATACTGTAGATCCATTAACAAATAACACACCCTCAACATACCCTTATAATTTAGGTGTTGGTGTTGTCACAGGATCTACAGTTGTTTTTGGGACGGCACAAGGATTGGCAGACCCAACAACAACCAATGTCCAATCTTATATAATATACATAAATGGACAACCATATACAGGAACTCTAAACGCTATTGAAATAACACCAGGAGATCAACTTCAAATTGTTGCAAATCCTGTTGACCCCTCTCAACCACAAGTTATAACATTTAAACAATACCCACAAGCTCTATTTGATCTTTACAGATCATATGCCTTTAGTACCGATTGGGATGATTATGTTAACAAACAAGAAGCAATCAATTGTGAAGATACCTTTTACGAATTCCAATACAATAAAGTCTATACAACGGCAATGTTCCTTGATAGATATAAAAACGGAATTGGAAGGGCAAAACATTTAGGTATAAAAGAAATTGACAACAGAACTTGTAAATCAACTGTTAACACTTTTCCAGTAAATGATATAATAAGGAACTTTGATCCTATTTTTTTTGTTTTTAATGTACTTGTTAATATTTTGACATTCCCAATTTTGGTATTGTTATTTGTCGCCCACTTGATTGCGTTATTGTGGCCTGTATTGAAATACTTGTTATTATTCCTTGGACCATATATTGTATATCAGGGTGTTTCTGCGGGAATAGATTTAGTTTATTATATTACTAGTCTTGGTGATTTTGCACCATTAGGAGGACCGGTAATTTCAATTGGTACTATTTTACAAATTATTGCTCAAGGGCTCAAAGTTATAATTCAAGTCGCAGCTGGTTTGGCGTTTACATATTTTTATACAAAATTCTTTCTTGATAATACCCAAAATGGTAAGATAGACAATTTCCCAAGAATTGGTCTACCTATGATTGCATATCCTGACTGTACAAGTTGTGATTGTGATTGTGGAACAGCAACTTTGGATGATGACTTTGATGCAAATACTTTAGCACAAGAACAACAGGAAATTCAAAATAGTTTACAAGACCCCTCAAGCGGACTTGGGTTTGATGTAGTATTGACTCAAACAAATAGTGTAATTGCGCCTGTTAATTCTCCTGGATCATACGATGTTTCCCATCCTAATTTTGAAAACGATGATAATGGAGACGACCCATTCCAATGTGGAAGTACGGGCGGATTCAAAAGTTTTGAGTCATTATTAGGACAAAACGATATTAGCACTGCGGTTGCTGTAAAGGCGGCCTTGGATTTCAAAAGAATAATTTCAGGTTATGATGTATTATCATCAACCGACCCAAATAAATTATATAGTAACGAACAATATTTGTTACATGCTCCTCAACCGTTTTTATGGTCTGCAAACAAACAAGGGGCTGGTATTGCAGATGAAAGGTATTTTGCTTACCCAACAACGGCAACTTTTCCACAACAATTAAATCAATTCAATACAAGAGATAAATATTTTTCAGGTGTTAACCAAATCAAAACAACTGTAAACCCAATTTCAGGTTCAACACCATTTTTTGATCAAGTTGTTGTTGTTTTGATGAATTCAGGAACCGCAGCGTCAATTACACCTGGTGGTATTTGTTCTTTCCAAGATCCAAACTATATGGATTCAGGTTCTCAGTTTAGAATGAGAAACCTTACGGGTGCAACACTGAATCAATTTGGTAACAATGCAATTACAGGTTTAACAACCACAGGTGTTACAACATATACTGTGAATTATGCAGACCCATCTAACTCAAATGGAACATCAAGTTTACCGGCAATAATTTATATTGATCAACCACAAGTTAGTCAAGTTGCGGGAACTATAACACAAGAACAAAGTTTTTTACAATATCCGACAGATATAGAATATTTCCAATTGTTAACTGGTTTAACTGTAACAGACTTTGTAAACACTTCTTTAGGAACATCAGGATATTACAAAAGTGCTTATTTAGAACACAATGTACAATTTAATTATCCAATATGTAATGGAAATAATGTGCCTATTTGTCCTTCTTTTGGTCCATACACAATCCAAGACGTTTTATACACTATGCCGAATTGGCAAAATTTTGAAGTTTGTATTTTTGTTCGAGGTGTTGACCCTCACACCGCACCTCAAACAATTTCTTACGACGTGTCTAAAATATTTGGTCATACTTCGTTCAATGGAAGTGTAGTGATCAGTGGTAGTTATTATTTGAATGTACCAATACAAAGTTCTACGGTATCTCAAAAACCTCAAACACACAATACAACAAATAACAATAATGTTAAATTGTATTTTCCATCTTATAATTTTACAATTACACCACCAAGTATCAACCCAAACAACTATAGCGGTTTTACATCAAATTTACCTTATTTTTATTTAAGTACTGATGACACACCATCATATACACCAACACCTGGATGGTTAAATGTATCAACACAAACACAAGGTTCTCCTTTTGTTTATGTTGACTCGAGTTCACAATATACTTTACCAAGAAACCAAGCAAATCCAACGACATATGTTGGGGGTGGTGCGTTTTTAGGATGGGTTGGTAACAATCCGTTTTCATCAAACATGTTGACTGATACCGCAATATCTGACGATAATCAAAAGAAACAATATTATAACACTAATGCGGGATATTTTCAACAACAATCTTCATGTGGAGGAAATGGTAATCTAAGTTCTTTATATTCTCCGGCATATTATAATCAATCTTTTTCACCTATAAATTTTGGAAATTCACTTCTTATAATCATGAGAAGTGATAGGTTACCAACCTCAACAAGAGTTGAAAATGGAGCAAGTCCTACAACAGGATATGCTTTACATCAGAACAACAATTTTGCGGTTTATACTGTTAGTGGTGAATTAGAACCACCAACAATAACTGCAGGTGCTGACTTACCATCAGGTGATAGTTTTGATGAAACTGGACCAACTTCAGCTTTGACCTCTACTTTAACATGTGAAGGTATGGTTCCTTTAGAGTGTTATAGCGGTTCAGGAAATAATGTTGGTGTAATACCTGCAGGACAATGTTCTATACCTGAAAACAGGATGATAAATGGATGTTACTGTCTTCTTAATAAAAAATATGTCAAAGAGTATGGTTCAGATGTGAGATTATTTTTAGAATGGAAAGTTAGATTTACCATGAACTTTGCTGCGTGTAGAGGAGTTTTTGCTCAAGTATTCCAAAACAATTGGATCAACGGAGTTCTTTATATGTTTAATTTTAACAAAAGACAAACATTCGGTGTTAATCCATTGATACCAAATTATGATTATTGTACTGATGTTATTGTATTTGACGACATTAATAATAGTTTTTTCTACAGATCATCTCCTTGGAATAAAACCATCCAACAATTTATTGGTAAGAATAAACCACAAATTAATCCATTAATACCACAAAGATTGGCAACATTCCCAGGTTTTGGGTATAATGATAGACAAATCCAATTTCCAACTACACTTACAGATTTAGGACCAAGAGACTTTTTTATAAATGAGATCTGTTGTGGGGCTGGTGAAAACGGGTTTGGATCCTATTATGCTGACCAATTAAAATCTACCTCATATCAAGATAACTCAGACATTATACAACTTGGGTTTTTATCAAGAATATTGAATGAAGGTGTAAGACAAAGAATATTACCAATAGGACAAGGTCAAAATAATACTGAGGGTAAAGGAATTGAACAATTCTTCAATAGCACAAGGGGAGGATACAGAATAGACGGAGATTGGGCACAAATGTTATCAATCAACTCGGAATGGAAGGTTTTACCATTTATAAGTGAAAACCTTACAGGACCAAATGCTAATGATTTTATTTTCTTTGGTGATAATTATTATCCTGCAACCCCTCCATCAGGGGCAAATGATATAAAACCTATTATGGGACTATTTTTCCAAACCCCTCTTGAAAATTTAAGATATAGAAAAATTGAATCACCAGGTATTGAAACGTATAACTTCAACCCATTAATTCAAAATTACTTTGGATATGGTAAATCACAAGTGGTTCCACATTACAAGTGGAGTTTAAAACAAAGTAACCCAAGTCAAAACATATTTGGAACTGAAGACAATAATTGGTATACAAATGTTGTTGGACAAGGTTTCTTTAAGAAAAAATACCAAGATCTAGATTTTACAACTTTGGGTGAAAAGTATATTACAAGTACTACTAATTTAGGTTACATTTCAAACTATACATTAGCTGGTGTACCTGAACCACTTATACCGCCATCAGTTGTCAATCAGGGACAACCTATTGGTAGCGCTAATCAAGCAGTAGTTGTCGGAGCACCTTACCATTTCTACTTTGGTTTGAACAATGGTAAAACTGCTTTGAATAGATTCTATAAACTTTATGTAGCAACAACAGAAGAATGATGACAGTAGATCCATCAACAAGAATAATAGAATCAACGCAGAGATATAAATCGGCACCAAAAGTTGATCAATTTATAAATGTACCGTTCGCTCAAACTTCAAAAGACTTAATCGAATATGATAGAAGTGTTGATTTGAGTTTGGCAACTGTTTTTGATGAAGAAAGACAAGCGTCCACAATATTCAGACCTGTTACCAAATTTACGGTTTTATTTGAAAACGCTTATACTGGGTCAACAAAATATGTTCCATATAGAGATAATCTATATTATACAAATGAACTAAATAACGCTATTCTATATTACCCATCAGGAAATTTTGGACCAAACCCATCAACAGTCCAAACAGTTCAGTGGACAGGATTTCCACAATATTATGAATTCGATTTTATACGAACAGATAATGATGTAATTGGTTATACTCAACCACCAAATAATCATTTAGATTTTAAAAACGTAAGTGCAACAACTTACAATTGGAGTCACTATTTAAGTTATGCTTTTATAAATGATTATAATAAAAATTTATTTGCCGTTGAACCTAATTCTCAAATTAATTGGTCTTGGGTTGCTTCAGATGGTTTACCATACTATATAATGGTGGGTAACGATTTGAATGGGTTGAATATTACATTTAAGTGTCCTGTAGAACATGGTTTACAAGTAGGAGAGTTTGTTTTATTATCAACAAACTATAACGGAACTGAAATGTTTCAGGTATCAAGTTTGGGGGACACTGGAGATGGATCGGACGCATTTATTTTCAACATTAAAAATATTGGTTATACAGGAACAACATTCCAAACAAATTCACAAGGGACTTTCAAAAGAGTTATAAATGCCGCAAATTCGGGAGATACTGTTAGTGAATATTATATAAGAAAACACAGAATATTAACAAATCAAGAATGTTCTGTCTTAGTAAATGCAGGGTTTGAAAGAAATATTTATGGAGATAAAAGAAAATGTGAAATAAAAGTTTTAACACCAAATAACAAAGCTAGAGTGTCAACAAAAGAAGGTAATAGATCGTATACCCTTTCATTTAATTGTGATGTTGATATACAACCATTGAGAGATAACCAAGGAAGACCCTTAAGTGAATTATTTTTTACGTCAATTTGGAGAGGTTATTTTGGATGGACTAAAGATCTAAAACAAGGGTGGTACTTTAACACCTTCTTAGAGAATAAAAAACCTCAATCATGGTGGGATGACAATAATGTTAACTCAAATGTTATTGTTAATCAAAATAGTTATGTTTCATTGTTAGGATCAGGACCTTTCTTTTATAATGATTTTTTACAGTCTGGTGACACTATAGATGGTGATTATTGTGAGTGGAATAATTACGAACAATTAGAAAGAGTTATTTCTTTGTATCAACATAAAATAAAATATAACCCATTATGGTTCACACTTTATAATGATTTCTTACCCACAAATCAGCCAGGTTATTTTTATCAACCACACAGTGCAATACAAATTGCGGCATTTTCAGATTACATTGAAGAGGGTGATTCATCAAATGTTGTTGGTATTCCTGATTATGCTTATTACTCAACTATGGCGGCATTATTTAGATGGAGAGATAAATATCCTTATGGTTTTATTGATACTGACGGTATTGGTGTTGATTATCCGTTCTTAAATAATGCTCATTATCCTTATAAAAATACAATTTTTAGAATTACTCCTGAATTATATAATATACCAAATGATTATGCAATTTCAGGTTCGGTTCCATTGAACATAACAACAATAGCAGAACCAACTACAGATGAATGCGAATAGAATAAAAATTTTAAAAACCGAACTTGAACAATTTGTTAATATACCAATTAACATGCAATGGGATTTTATGGGTAAAGATGATGCGATTGATGAATACGAAGTGAGTGTACTTGATCAAGTTATAGGACCTGCGGCGGATTTTGAAATTGCAAGGTTTCCACATAATATATTTCAGAATCAAGATACAGCAATTAATTATGAATTTTATTTTTATGATGATTCACAACCAATAACAGCAAACACTGTTGGTAACTGGAATATTTCATATTTAAATAACGGATTCACCGCGGAAGAAATTTACTACTATTCAAAACCGTTTACTAAATCGTTTTTTAAGTTGGATTTTTATGATACTGCAGATGAAAGAGATCAACAAATCTATCTATCTGTAATTTTACCTGTTCAACAAGGATTAACACAAACAGTTGTTATATCTCCTTTAGTCCCACCAGTTGAAATTAAAAAACCAAAAATGGTTTTAGATTATTTAGGTGATAAAGAAGGATTTTTTATTTATTGGTTAAGAAGTAGAGATTTTATAGATGTCGATACTTTTTATGTGACTGCAAAATTTTTTGATGCTAGGTTAGGTTTTTTTAAACAAATGACCAATACAAGACAAGATTTAATAACACCAACCAAATTTACTTTTAATAATGCAGACTATTTCTATTATAGATATAGTTTGAATTACGCAACTAAAACTTACGAGGTATTCTCCACTTCAACAAACTTAAGAGTTGGGGACGGATTATCACCGATAAAATGGTATGAATATGTTAATCCATAATGGAATTACAACAATATAATTTCATAATTTCTCCTGAAAACATCAAGAGTGATTTAGTATTTGTTCCTTATACAGGGGAGACAGATATAACGACAATCATAGACCCTTGTTGTTTAACAGCATTTACATTTAGTGCAGTAACAACAGGGACAACAGGTGTTTATTTACCAATGGAATATGTGTTATCAGGAAATACAGGTGGTACATCATTTTTAACGGGATTAACGGTTAATTTAATGTTTACAGAATCTACTGTGGACATTGGGTATTACACGCCAACGGACGGTTTAATTTTACAACTTGACGTTTTAAATAATTTTATTGTAACAGCAAATACAATAAATCCTTACACTTTCACATTTTATAATACTTCAGATTTAGAGTTAATAAAATTCTTACAATTAGTTACTTATACTTTAGATTGGGGTGATGGATCAGCACCACAAGCAGTCTTAGGTATTTCACCAATAACACATACATATCCTGTTAGTCAAACATCTTATACAATAACACTTACGGCAAACTCACCATGGGGTATTTCAAAAGTTCAAAAAGATATTATTGTACCTTACACAAATGCAACAATACCAAATCCAAACGGATCAATAACGTTTTATCCTGCGGGAGGTAGTTGGTCGGCAACACCTATAAGTTATGATTATATTTTTACAGGTGACTCAAACACAAACATAATTGATTATTATTCCTACAATTATACATCAGTTCCATTTCCAATAACAGGTTTAACCTTATCTTCTGTTAACGACTTAGCACAATTTGGACCTAAAACAAATTTATATGATGGTAAATTTAAATTAGGAGTTCAGGTTACAGGAACAACAGGGGCTATTGGAACATTTTGGGGACCTGATCCGAGTAATTCTTATACAGCATATACCATAAATGGTATGACTTATTTGGACTACGAAGATTATACCATTTATGTTACAGATTCTTATGGTTTAGTTCCTGGTGATATTGTTTTAACGGCATTAACAAAAAATGAGGCTTTATTAAATGTTATAGATCAACCTGAAATCATTACTAATGTTTTTGTTGAGAGAGGTAAATACACACCATTGGAAAATATACAAAGAATTGGGGAAGTTGATAATGTAGGAGACTTAGAAAAATACGGATACAAATATTTCAACATTGAAAAAGTATCAACATAACTATTTATAAAAAAAAAGAAAAAACAAATGGCTACAGGTAATTACGGAACTATTAGACCAGCGGATGTCAGTCCTGAAGACGTGGAAATCGTTATGGTTTATACACCATCAAGAGATGACACACAAAACTTCATTTTAACAACATTAAATGCTCAAGATGTCTTAAGACCATACTTCAATAATAATGCAACAGGAGGAAATACTGTTGAAGTTTTAGGTGGGTTGTATAGTTTAAAACTACCTGCCGATCAGTTCACAAGTTTGGGAATTTATACTTTAATGATTAGACCCGCACAAATTAGAACGACTATCACAGATTGTGGTGTTTTATCTGCTCTACCAAATGTTAAAGGAATAGTAATTGATTTGAATAATGTACCAACAGAATATAGAAATAAATTTGTTAATCAAGGACTTGTAGGATTTAGAGTGGAATATTTGAATCCCGATGGAACAAAAATTCCTAACTTCTTTAGAATAATAACATCTTCATTCTACTGTGAACCAGTCATTCAAAACTTAACTAACACAATTCAAAAATCTATTAGATATAGATATGTTGAAGGTGCAACAAATCTTTTATTTTGTACACTTTCACCATCTTCATCACCAACAAACAAACCAAGTGCAACTCCGTATATCGGACAACCTAACCAAAGTATTATAATAAGTAATACTTACTTCAATCCAATATCAACAGAGATTGAAATAGTAGATCAAGATATTTCAACTTTAGCGATAGCACTTTACGGTAACCAAACTAAATCTATTGAGGACGGTATTTACACTATTTACGACGCTGACAATAACATCTACCAACAATACAACTTGTATGAAATTAAAGATCAGTTTAATACTCTTCTTTATGAAGTTAGACAAAATCGTAATGAAAATATCGATTTCTCTAAAGCTTTTAATAATATTGTTGCTTAATGGCCACACAGAAGTTTACTTGTCCACCTCAAAGTAGTGCCGCCAATGAATTCTCAAATAATTTGGTTGGAGTTCAGTTAGTCACTGGAGGAGGGTTAACGCAAGCAAATTTTAACTTCACAACAAACATATCCGAAAAACAGAATAGAACGTTTAATATTGGTACGTTTTCAGATCCAATAAATCTTGAGAGTATAAATATTGATAATAATATTGAAGCCGCTGAGATTTTAGCTAACAACTATAGAGTTTACCCAAATTATGATTTATCTCAAGTAACAAACTTTACCCAATATGGTTCTTTAGTAAAAAGATTTTCAGTTTCAATAACTAAGATAATCAACTTTTATCCTGCAGGATTAGAGGTTTCACCAAATACAAATAAGTTTATAACTCAAGAAACGGCATTTAATATAACTTACGATGCGGTAGAGGACGACACAACTTTCGAAGTTTCAGTATCATCTATTAGAAATCCATTTGACATAGATTACACCGTTAATGCTGAAACTAATATGTTGTTTAATGAGATGGAAGTTTCACCTCTGAGGAATATGAAATTGGAGTATAAAAAATACGCCTTAGTTGTCAACGGCAATGAATATCCTGTAAATTATTTGTACCCTACGACAAGTAATTCATCTACATTAAAATTAATTGTTGATGGAAACCCATTCAACGGGAATTCAATATCTTACGATTATATTGTTATAAGACCAAATAACTATGAAGTTAATAAAGTATTTAATCTGAAGTTTGATCCTGTTGAGAATTTTTTATTAAATAGAAATATTAATCCTCCATATACCGCAACTTTTACAGTACCAAGAGAACAAGAAGATGGAACATTTAAGATAACAACAGAACTTGCCACATTCCCAAAATCAGGACTTTGGAACTTAGATATTGAATCACAAACATTTGATAACTACCTAACACAAATTAACGATTTTGCAATAAATCTTGATTCATATAACACGAATTTAGTTTCAAGATTTTTAACGACAGGTGCTCTGAAAGAGTTTGATACACCTGATCATAAATTTGAAAAACTTTTACAGATTTATGGTAGAAGTTTTGACGAAACTAAAGCATTCATTTCGGCGTTAGGTAATATTAATAGTGTTCACTATACTGTTAAAAATGATATACCGTCACAACTTTTGAAAAATTTGGCACAAACATTAGGTTGGGTAACAAACTTTTCACCTATATCGAATGAAGAATTGTTACAGGCAGTTTTTACAACACAACCAAATACTTTTCCTGGTTTACAAATAGGACCAACGCCTGAGGAAATTAATTATCAATTTTACAGAAACTTAATTATAAATTCTGCGTGGTTATTTAAATCAAAAGGAACAAGAAAATCTATTGAGTGTCTCTTGAGGATGGTTGGAGCTCCTGAGGCTTTAATTGATTTTAACGAACACATTTATGTTGCTGATCAAAGAATTAACATGAGTGAGTTTAATAAACAGTACTTACAATTATCGGGAGGAACTTTCCTACAAGAATATCCTGTATTAGAAACTAACAACACATACTCAATACAAGGTATTCAGTACACTGGTTTTACAACAACATTTGCAAATGCAACAGTTTTAACTACAAGAGAAGATTATCCTGTTGATGAATTTGGATGTCCTAAAATGCCAACACCAACGGAGGAATACTTTTTTCAAATTGGAGGAGGATGGTTCGAATCAACACCTCAACACAGGATGCCAGAATTTGTAATCCCAACAAATCAAGTATTCATAGGCGATAATCCTAATTTCCAAACTCAACTTTTACCTTTCAACTATGGAGAGGAATATCTACAACTGTACAGACATTTCCCATATATGAATTTGGGGTATAAGATTAGAAAAGTCCAAGATAATAAGAAAAGTTGGAGTGATACCTCACCAACACAACGAGTAAGTTCAGATGGTGGATTTAATGCTTATTATGAAGTCGGTGAAGAATGTTTAACATTGAATGTAAAAAATGTTGACATTATGATGAATCCCGCACAAGGTTTGGTTTATGATGTTTGGACAATGTCTAGACAATATAATTACCCAATACCTGAACAAGGTTTATTCTACACTCCTGACACACCTTGTAGTGTACCAAATCCTTACCCAAGATATGGTGGAATAGATTGGACAACAATTATCCCAAAACCAAAACAAAAAACTTTCTTTGAATTTGCTCAAACATTTTGGAGAAATATGGTTAACACTAGAAACCGACAATTTATTACCGATGGTAAAACTGGAGGTTACCCAACACTACAATCAATATATTGGAAATACTTAGAATCTCAGACACAAGCAGGAATACCAAATGATAATTTTACATACCAAACTATGATAGATTATATTAATGGTATGGGTGACTATTGGATTAGAATGGTTGAACAAATGGTCCCTGCAACTACAATATGGAACACAGGAGTTAGATTAGAAAATTCAATATTTCATAGACAAAAATTTGTATGGAGAAGACAAGAAGGCTGTAAAATCGTTCCTGTTCCTTGTAAACCTTGTTCTTTGGCAACACAATTATTTGTATACGATTGCCCTGTACAACAAGTGGTTTGTGGACTTTATCCTTGGAATAGTGACCCTACAATAACATCTATGGGTGCAGTCTTGAATGATACTTTAGATACTTTTTATAGCCAAAATTCATTAAACCCAACCGATTGTTTACAGAATTCAATTGTAACAACTTGGAATGTAGATTTGAGGGTAAATGGATTTGTATTGGTAATATCACCTTTCTACACAGGTATTGGACCATTCAATATCCCAACTAATTCAGAATGGGTTGACGCTTTGAGTAGTACATTAAATAATTTACTAACCTCAGGGTATAGTTATAATATTGATGAGGATAACGAACAAATAACAGTCTTTAACAATAATTGTCAACCTAATTTTGATGACTTTCAAATAAACATAGGACTTGAGTTCGAAATATATTGTAACGAATAATGAGTATTTTAATTTATAATTATAGTGTAACGGGGGATTGTAGTAATACAGGTAGCGGTGCGGTTTCGTTTGATATAACTGGAAGTACACCAACAGTATCTCCTTTTAGTATTTCAGATGCAACAGGTCAAGGATTATTACCACTTTCTGCAGCAACAAATACATACTCAGTAACTGGCCTTACAGGAGGCACATATTATGCTCAACTTACAGATTCTAGTACAGAAAAAGAAGTTTTAAACATTTATATTTCAACAGGCACTACAGCAACTATTGATTCGTCCAATACCACTTGTGGACAGAATAATGGAACCATAACAGGTTTCACGTCTGGCGTCTATGGACTTGTTTCTTTTAATTTATATGATATAAGTAATAATTTAATTTCAGGTGTAACAACATCTAATTCTTATTATGAATTCACATCTCTTTCGGCCGGTACATATTACATTGTTGCAAACGATGGTGGTGGATGTACAGGAATAACCGCATCTGTAATATTAAATCCTTCATCAGGTTTAACATATGGTGCATATGTTGTTGATGATGCTAGTTGTTTAGGTTCAGGTAGTGGTAAAATTTTCTTAACAGGGTTAACACCACCATTGTCGGCATACACAATAACTTGGAGTCCTAACGCTTTAGGGCAAACAGGATCAACAATAACAGGACTAACATCTGGATCTTATGTTGCTACTGTTACTAATTCAGTAGGATGTACGTTAAGTCAGTCATTTACTGTAAACACTATTCCGCCATTAACATCAGGTGGTTTTATTGTGGTATCACAACCTTCTTGTTTTGCCAATGATGGTGAAGTGGAGTTTATTGTTGTTGGTGGTACTGCACCATATTTTTTTAGTGGATCATCAGGTCAAGTTGAAATAACATTTGATACTTCCGTAACTTTTACGGGACTATCTTCAGGATTATACTCATTTTTTGTGACAGATTCAGGTTTATGTACAATTTATGATTCTGTAAGTTTAATAACACCAAACTCTTTTAGTACTGTTGCAGTAACAACAACTAACTCAACTTGTTCTGTAAATGATGGTAGTATTAATGTTTTAGTTGATGGAGGACTTAGTACTGCAACCAACTTACAAATTTCGGTATCTGGAACAACAGGTATAAGTCAAATAGGATTGTTTGGTAGTTCTAATGAAACATTTAATGGTCTCGGAAGTGGAACATATATAGTAACAGTTGTATCTGCAGGTTGTACCTATACCGCATCAACAGTAATAAATTCTGTTAGTTTATATAGTGCAACTACTGAAGTAACCGGAACTACATGTGGATTGAATAATGGGATTCTTGTTGTAAGTGCGTCAACAGGAGGAACTTTCCCATACACATATTCATTAACAGGACCAAGTTACAACCCAAACACTACTACAAGCCAGTTCAACACGTTTACTAATTTAGCTAACGGAAATTACGTGTTAACAATACAAGATACCTCATCACCACCTTGTATACAAACATATGCGGTTAATATACCATATAGTCAAAGTGTAAACTTTAATCTATATCCAAACCAACCTGTAAATGGTAATGACGGATCTATAACTGCGTTTATCACAAGTGGTGAACCACCTTTCACTTTAACTTGGAGTGGAGGAACTATAGGACTTCAAACAGGAAGTACTGTTACAGGTCTTACTTCAGGTCCTTACAGTCTAACTGTAACTGATGCTAGTGGTTGTACACTAACAAAATACGCAACATTAACAGGTACTAAAAAATACACTAATTATTTATACTATAATGTTTGTGATAATACATTTACAGATAGTGGGTTAGTAACTAAAAGAACTATACGAGCAATGTATTTAGAAGGGTTCAATGACTTAACTAGTGGTGATACAAACTGTATTATAAATTCTGCAACTTTTACGATTGGTGCTGAAGTTGGTGGACAATCAGCAGAAACTATATTTTATACATCTTCTGGTTCTACAGATTACCCAAATGATATACTATGGGCAGACGCAATATCGACAATACTTAACGACTTTGTTGGAATATCAGATGTTACTATAGACCTACCTTCAAATAGAATTATCATAAAAACAAACTGCGAAGAAATCACTAAAAACTGTGGTCCACAAACAATAAATCCATTACAAGATACTGAAATAAAAGTCAACTTATTGATTGACTATGACATATCTTGTGTAAGTTGTAGTTAAATGCCCTCACAAGTTACAATAGTATCGGCAATAGGTATTACACCACCATTTAGTGGAACCGCTTGTGATGTCTATGGAAATCAATGTTCATATATAGGAAGTGGAACAACTTTTCCAATAACATTTACATTACCATCACAATTCAATACGGCTCCATCATTACAATTAACATTACAAGATTCAATTGGATGTTTAGTGTCTGAAATAATTTATTGTTCAACCGAAGGATTACCAAAACAATTCCAAAATTTACAATATTACTTTTTTATGGATGGAACTCAGTTTAATTTTCAGTAACCAAAATATTTATTATACGATATGGCATTATTAACGGATCAAATACAAGCTACTGGAGTTTCTCTAACAGACTTAATTCACATAGTAATAACTGGTGATACTTCTCAAAATCCTGCGGGATCATCTTTTAAAGCATCAATTTCTCAACTTGTTAGTTTAATTAGTGGTTCTACAGGAACAAACGGTACATCAGGAACTAATGGAAGTAGTGGTACAAATGGAACTAACGGTACATCAGGAACTAATGGGTCTAGCGGTACTAATGGGTCTAGCGGTACTAATGGAACAAACGGTACTTCAGGAACAAATGGATCTAGCGGTACTAATGGAACAAACGGTACTTCAGGAACAAATGGATCTAGCGGTACTAATGGAACAAACGGTACTTCAGGAACAAATGGATCTAGCGGTACAAATGGAACAAATGGATCTAGCGGTACAAATGGAACTAATGGTACAAGCGGTCTAAGTGGTATTGGGTTATTTTTACCATTATCAGGGGGCACGGTTACGGGTAATACAATATTTAATGCCGGTTTAAGTGCGATAACAATATCGGCAACAACCTATCAAAACTTACCAAGTGATGTGATAATTATTGACTCAACACAGATTCAATCAGGATTTACAGGTGGAGTCTTGTTCCAAAGTTCAGCAAGTACGGTAAGTCAAACTACTGGATTTACTTGGGATAATGTAAATAAAAGGTTGGGAATTGGGACTAACACCCCTCTCTATGACTTAGACGTTTATGGGTCTATCTATCAAAAAACCGGAGAATTATTAATTACATCCACAAGTGGTGTTAATAAAGAAGGTCCATTTATAGCATCAGACGGCGGAACTAACAGAACCATTCAATTAGGAATTTCAGACAATTCAACTGTACCTGTCGGCATTGATATGTTTGTAACTAACAATACATTCCCGCCAAGTTACATGAACTTTAGAGTAAACGATGCTGATCTAGTTAGGATGTCTGGTAGTTCTGTTATAATTAGCGGTCTTACATATACAAGTGGTATAACCTCTACATCTAAAATAACATTTCCACAGCTGACAATTAATAGTTCATACACCATGACTGATAATGATTTTATGATTGATGTTACAGGAGGAACATTCAACGTACAATTACTATCTGCCGTAGGAAGACAAGGAAGAATAGTTGTTATTAAAAATAATGGTGGAGGTGCAGTTACGGTAGTCCCTTATGGTAGTGAAACTATAGATCTAGCACCATTTGTTATTTTAGGTGAAACAAACTCATTACAATTAGTAAGTAATGGTAGTTTTTGGGTTGCAATGTCTTATAATATCTCAACAGTAAACTCATCAACAGGTGTTTTTGAATTTAGTGGTTTGACAAAGGCAAGTAATACCACATTTAATGTTGCCCCTGTTAAAGGTTGGATAGTTGATGATACAACTAATCCGTTGAGTCCCCAACTTTTATTTGTTTATTTTACTGGAGGAACGTATACTGATAGTTTTGTAACAACGGCTTTTGAGACATTTGTTTATTTAACAAGTGGTGCAACAATTGGACAACAATCAACACCACTAACTGAACAACAAAGAAGACAAAATATATTTTTAGGTAAAATAGGACACCCTGAAAAAGTTTCAATTAACTTAGTGTTTTCACAACCTGATTTTGTTTTATCACCATTATCTCAACTTCGTGATATGTTTGTACCTATTAATTTAATTAATGGGGGTGTATATCCATCAGCCAACGGAGCAAACTTAAAATTCAACACAAGTGCCGGGTTTATATATGGATTAGGTATTAATTTTGCATCGAATACATTGAACCCAAATGCATTATCGATATCAGGAACAAGCCCTTGTACATTCCAATATAGAACACAAACAGGAGGAACGGTTACAAATGTTACAGATATTGACCCACTTAACTATGATGTTGGGGGTGTTATAACTCCAATCACAGGTACTAAAGCCACAAACCAAAGAATTTACCTATTGCAAAATGGACAATTTAGAATTCAATATGGTCAAACCGAATATAACACTTTAGTACAGGCGATAGAAGCATTACAAACAGAAACATTCACAATATTCCCCAATTTTGTAAATAATGCCGTTCTTATTGGTATATTAACGGTGTTAAGTACCGCAACGGATTTGACCGATACAACTAAAGCAAGATTCTTTTTTGCGTCTAAGTTTGGTGAAACTGTAGGTGCTACGGGGGGTGTGTCAACAACAAACCTACAACAAGCTTATAATAACTCAGTACAACCTGAAATAACAACCAACTCAACTTTAGGTGCGTTCTCAATCAAAAATGGTACGGGTAATCCTGATGCCACCACAAATTTATTTGAAGGAATTAATTCTGCAAATACTTTAACATCGGTAATCACTGCAAGAGGTACTATCACAGGGTCTAGTATTACT